AGTTTTTATGTAGGTAACGTAGTTATTAATGATACCGGTAGCGGTACTGCTGTTATTACATCGAAAATATCTAGCTCTAATATTTTTATCCTAGCAACAGAGGGTGGATTTTCTGCCAGTGATAGAATCAGTCTTTATTCAAACGCATCAGTTAATGCTAACATTACTTCTACTGTAACAGTATCAGGTACCCCGGTAACTAATTACAACTATGAAGATGCAGAGAATGAGAGTAAACGAAGAATACGTATTCTTAAAACAGCATACGTCAATTCATTAATAAATGATTTCAAAAATAAATTAGAGATCTAAATGGTTGGTGAGGAAGGGATTCAACGAGCCGGGCAGGTAGATATTAAAGAACTTAGCTTAATAAGTTCGGATAATCAGATAATCTCTTTGAAGGATGGATTTTTTTCAGAACTTCATTTGTTTGAAGATATGTTTCTAAACTATATGCATGGCTATGTTTTAATAACAGATAAAAGAAATCTTATTCAAGAGTTAAACATACACGGGGAAGAATTTTTAAATTTAGAATTTAAAACCCCTTCATTTCCAGAAAAAGATGTTATTAAAAAAACCTTTAGGGTATATAAGCTTACTGATAGAGAAATAGTACAAGATACTAACACCCAGACTTATACTCTGCACTTTATGTCTGTAGAGATGTTTAATGATGTACTTTTACCGCTTTTTGGATCATATGAGGGTGATATTAAGGACGTGGTTCAGACTATATTTGAAAGTTTTATAGCCGAGTCTAGAAATTATATCATCTCGATAGACCATAAAGAAATTAAAGAGAATGAGCAGCCTACCAGTCTTATTATTTTAAATGAACCCTCTAACCGGGTTAAATTTGTATCCCCTGGGTGGTCACCATTCAAATGTATAAATTGGTTAGCTTCTAAGTCATTATCTAAAGATTTTCAAGCCAAAAACTTTATATTTTTTGAATCCAATAAAAATTTTTATTTTGGTTCAGTAGAAAGTATTTTTAAAGATGCTAATGAAAATAATATCTTACTCGGAGAGTATACTATTTCTGTTTCTAATCTAGATAAAAAAGATAGAAACCGAGAAATGTTTTTAGCTAAAGATGTGAAAATGGTGGAGACTGTAGATTATTTTAAAAATTATACCTCTGGATATTTAAGCAATAGGCTAATTTACCTTGATGTGTTTAATAAGAATTATGAATTAATAGATTACGATCATATAGAGCAATATAAAAAACAACATCATTCATCCGGACTTAAAACTTCTATTCCAGTTTTTTCTTATCAAGCAGTAAAAACATTTGCTAATAACATATCTTTTTACTCTAAAAATCCTAAACTATTTAACAATTTCGAAAATAATGTTAATGAGAAGATGGGTGAGATACACGGCAATCGTTTGTCTAGTTTATTAGAATTAGGATTAATAAAAATGGATATGACTATACCGGGAAGAACGGATGCAGAGGTAGGGTGTATGATTAAATTTATGTATCCAGCTGTAAGTCCTAAATCTCAGGAAAATAAGTCTTTGGATAATATGGATAAGTTATATTCCGGTAACTATTTAATTACGGCAATTAGACATGTAATAACTAGCCAATCACATGAAATGCATTTGCAAGCAGTAAAAGACTCTCTTTATGTAGATGGGGAAAGTACTAAATTGGTGGATTATGCAGAAAATTTTTAATAAAGATGGTTTCAATTGGTGGATAGGTGTTGTAGAAGATAGAATGGACCCTGAGAAGTTAGGAAGGGTAAGGGTTAGAATTTTTGGGTACCACACTGATAATAAAACTATTTTACCTATTAAAGACCTACCCTGGGCAGTTCCCATTCAGCCTATTACTTCTGCTGCGATATCAGGTATAGGCTCATCGCCTCTAGGTCCTGTCGAAGGTACCTGGGTAATAGGTTTTTTTCTTGACGGGGAAGATATGCAGCAGCCAGCTGTATTTGGGACTATAGCCACTAAAGCTGCAAAGAAAGCCTTTGAAGCAGTAACTGAGGTACCCCTCATTTCTAATCCCAATGATGGGGTTTTAAAAGATAGTGAGGGTAATCCTGTGGTTGATAGTCAAGGTGAACCTGTACGGACCGGTACACCAGCGGTTGAAGGATGGGAATTAGGTCAAACTTCAGAAAGATATGAGTCTGGGGGAAAAGGACCTGGTACTATTAATAATTATACTAACAGTGGGGATTTAGGGGGTGCCTCTTATGGTACTTATCAATTTGCATCTTATCTCCCAGAAAAAATGCCTGATGGTAGAGCTAGGCCATCGGCTAAAAACTCCCCTGTATTACAATATTTAAGAAATTCGAAGTTTAAGAATGATTTTACAGGACTAACTCCAGCTACGCCAGAATTTGATTCCAAATGGAAGGAAGTAGCTAGCCGCAATTCTCAGGAATTTAAAAAAGATCAACATGATTATATACAAAAAAAGTATTATGATGTTGCTGTAGCTAATTTAAGAAGAGCAGGCATGGATCTTTCCTCTTATGGTCCTGCGGTACAAGATTTAATATGGTCGGGGGCTGTACAATTCGGGCCTGCTAATATATCAGCTTTTAAAGAAACTATTTTAGGTAAAAGTCAATTATCTGATAGAGATATAGTTACGGTAGTTAGCGATTGGAAAATTACTAACGTAAATAATTTGTTTAAATCAAGTTCCGATAATATAAAAGCCGGGGTAAGAAATAGATACGTTAGCGAAAAAGAAGCTTTATTAAGGTTAATAGTATGAGCGACAATACTACGATACAAGTAAAAAACAAACTGCAAGAAAGTATAGTTGAGCAGGTAAAAGCTCTTGCTCCTGGTGTACCTTCTGTAGTCATAAAAAATGTTGCTGAATCAGTATCTGATCAATATTCATCCCAAATGGTTCAGGGTGTTAATCAAGGCACAAACTCCCAGCTCAATAGCATACCTAAAAATATAGAAGGACCTGTTAACCCGGTTAATTTAACTAATGCCAATAACGGGCCTAAAGATATATTTAACAATTTGCAGGGTATAATTCAAAGTCAATACAGTAACAATTTTTCAAGCGAAATAACCAGTACATTAGTTCAACAGTTAAGAAATAACATACAGCCTAATCAACTAAACAATTTAAACTTTGAAAATTTAAATAATAATCTTAATCAGCTTATTTCTCCCGCTGTAAAGTCTTCAGTGGATACTGTTTTAAGTAGCAGTCTTAACAACACATTTAACCGGGGGGTAGAAGTTCCATCTTACCTTTCTGGCTCCAGCACCTTATTTAATAACTTATCTAGCGAAGGAGCTTTAGAGCAGCTAACTGAATCATTTAATATATCTACAGCTACACAAGCTTTAAGTGAATCTCAAAAATTTAAAGTTGATTATCCAGAAAATAGTGAAAAGTTAGAGGTTTTAAATAAAGGGTTTACTGATCCCGAGGCAAGATACCCTTCTAAAGAATATTCCGGTATATCTGAAACTAATAAACTTGCCCAGGGTGATGTGAGAGGTACTATAGTACAAACAAAAAACAGTGATAGGATGTTAGGAGCTAAGTTACCCTACGGGCAATCCTGGGATCAACCTGAATCTCCTTATAGAGGGCAGTACCCTTACAATAAGGTCACTCAAACAGAACACGGTCATATTATAGAAGTGGATGATACTCCGGGTTCCGAGCGTTTACACATCTATCATCGCTCCGGAACATTTGTTGAAATCGATGCTAATGGTTCCATAGTCAAAAGAGCAAAAGGGTCCTCTTATGAAATTATAGATAGGAATGGTAAAATAGCTATTGCAGGTAGCGCAGATATTTCTATCAACGGTGCATGCAATATATTTGTAGGCAATGATGCAAATATTGAAGTAGAGGGGGATGTCAATCTTACTTGTCATAATGATATTACAGCACAGGCTGGCGGTACTTTAAATATGTCTGCTAAAGAAGAAGTTAACATTACCAGCAGCGTTATTAATCTGGAAGCCTATGATACTTTTAACCTAAAAGCTAATGCAGCGGTAAATGTACATTCTTCCAATGTAATTCATATGCATAGCAACGTTGATATAAAAACTCAAGCGCTAGGGTCTTTCTATCTAAAATCAGATCTTGACCTTTACATTCAATCTCTCAATTCCACTCACTTAAAAAGCACCGGGGATGTTAACATTGACACTGATAGTAAGTTATATTTAGATTCAGATACTGCAGAATCTAGTACGGATAGTTATGTAGCAGCATCTTCGAATATAGGCGTGCTACCAGGTAGAAAAGATATAGCAGATAATAGTCTATCGGATCCACAACCCCTTACCTTAGCTGACAATAAATCTTTATTATTGGAAGAAGAAACACAAAACACTGAAAATTATAATCAACAAAAAAATATCATAATAAGCTCTGGGTATGCTAATGCAAGTCAGATTGATCAAGAACCTCTATCATTAGAAAACGAATCTCCAGTATCAGCACAAGGTACAGTTGTAAACGCAGATCAAAATCTTAAAAAAGCAACTGCATTACCAGGTAATTATAATTTATCTCCTAATTTTACTGTTGAAATGCTTTCTAGTAAAGCTGCTGTTACTAAGGATATAATAGTAGCACAGGCCGGGTTATCGTACGGGGAAATTATATTTAACCTTCAGTCACTTGCACTTAATGTTTTAGAACCTATCAAGAAAGTCTATCCTGATATGTTCGTAACATCTGCTTTCAGATCATTGAAAAATGCTTCTAACTCCTCTACCTCACAGCACCCAAAAGGTATGGCAGCGGATGTTCAATTCAAAGGCGCTACTAAAGAAGAATATTATGAACTAGCTGTAAAAATTGCCAAGTTTATAAAATACGATCAGCTTATTCTTGAATATTGCAATTATACCAAAAATCCTTGGATACATATTTCATTTAGTGAAGAAAGGAACAAGACTCAAGTTCTTACTTTTTTTAATCATAAAAAACATTCCGATGGACTTTCTAATATAGCCTAGAGATCATATGCCACACATAACTATTTTCGGGGATTCACTCTCCACCTATGGTGGGTTGTTATTAATTCCTGGCTCAGATCCCACTAACGAAGCAAATTACCTGCCAGATAACGCTAACGGTAATGTACTTACTGCCATTTCTTCTGCATACCCTGCGTATACTATCAATAATATTAGTCGTGGAGGTATGACCACTGATGAAGCTTTAACGGGTGTTCAATCCTACGTTGGACCAGGTCTTAGTAATCCTTTTGGGTCGCATGTAACTATAACTGGATACTTGTCTAATGTTAGACCCAACATAGCCGTAATCAGGTATGGTGTGGCGGATGGCATTTTAATGGGACAGCCTAACGTTACTATAAAAAATATTGATACTATCATACGACATGCGGTGAATAATTGTAATGCAACGGTTATTTTGATTGGTTGCAATCCCCAAGCAAACAATGGGGAAGGAGCTAATCCAGGGTATTTTACCACTAATACTACCGGGGTGGTAAACGCTAGTAATATTCATCAGCAGCTTCACAATAAGGCAAGAAGAGAAAATATTCCATTTATTGATCCCAGGTGGGCAAATGTTATGACAAATGGTCTACCTGATGGAGTGCACCCATTACAACCGTATGGAACAGTAATTACAGAAGAAATTGCATATCAAGCCCAGCGATTGGTTAATTTTAATTTTAAATCTAATATAAACATAACTTTTTAAATGCCTGAAATTGCATTCATAGGTAGTAAAGATTCCCGAAATGATACTAAAAATCAGGGAAGTGCAACAGTATTTGCTAACGGGTTAGGTGTGGTTAGGTTAGGGGATAGGGATACAAGAAATGATGCGATGGTAGAAGCTAGTTCTACCGTGTACGCTAACAGTTTAAGAGTTTGTAGGGTTGGTGATAGGGATTCTCGTAATGATACTGTAGTGACCGGTAGTAACACAGTAGTAGTAGGAGGATAAATATATTATGGCTAGAAATACTAGAACTTTTACTGATTTTAATCTGCTGTTTTCCAAGCATCCTGTGTCTAATGATCTTAACGTTAAGACCAATGAGGATGCTGTAAAGTCTTCTCTGCGTAATTTAATCTCTACTAAGAACTATGAACGACCTTTTCATCCAGAAATTGGGTGCCAGGTGCATAGCCTTCTATTTGAAAATTTTACGCCTGTGACAGTTCAAACCATGAAGCGATCTATCTTTGAAGTGGTGCGGAAATTTGAACCGCGTGTAACTATTTTAGATATAAAAATAATGGATAGACAGGATGAAAATAGAATAGATCTAGATATTATATTTAAACTTACAAACTCAGACAGGCCAGTCACCCTTTCTACATATTTAACAAGAGTAAGATAATGGCAAACCTAAGAATAGCTGAGCTAGATTTTGATGCTATAAAAACAAATCTTAAAACTTTTCTACAATCACAATCTGAATTTTCTGATTATGATTTTGAAGGATCAAGCCTTTCTGTTTTAATTGATTTGTTAGCTTATAACACCCATTATAATGCTTATCTTGCTAACATGTTAATGAATGAAATGTTTTTAGATTCGGCGGTTAAAAGATCATCGGCTGCGTCTATAGCCAAGCACCTAGGTTACACCCCGAGATCTAAAAGAAGCTCGACAGCCAGTATTGATATAGTAGTTAATAACCCTACCAATCTACCCCCTACTCTTTTTATAGAAAAGTTTACACAGTTTACTTCTTCTATAAACGGTACATCTTTTACCTTTTCAACTATTCAAGATTATAGCACCGAGAGAAGCGGTACTTCCTATACTTTTAACGATATAACTATTGTCGAGGGGGTCCAGTCATCTCATACATTCGTAGTAGCAGATAATACACCAGAAGGTAAGTATGAGATTCCAGCATTGGATATAGACACTACTACGTTGTCGGTTGAGGTTCAAAATTCTATTTCTGATCTTACATCATTTACCTATAATTTAGCTACAGATATAACAGGAAAGACGTCTGAATCTAAAATATTTTTTTTAGAGCTTTCTCCATTAGGAAGATATCAAATATATTTTGGTGATGGTATTATCGGTAAGCAGCTAGCTCTAGGTAATATTATTAACTTAAGATTTTTACGTTCGTCAGGTTCAACCACCAATGTTTCTAATCTAAATACTCAAACTTTTTCAGCAGCTAGTACCATAGGCGGTTCTAGCGACATTACCATAACGGTGAACAGTAATTCAACAGGGGCAAAAGACGAAGAATCTATCACGTCAATTAAATACAATGCCCCTAAGATTAATGCTGCAAAAAATAGAGCTGTTACTGCTGATGATTATGAAGCTCTTATACTAGCTAATTATTCGGGAGCTGAATCTGTTGCTGTATGGGGCGGCGAGGATAACGATCCGCCTATCTATGGTAAAGTTTTAATAAGTTTAAAACCCGCAACTGGTTTTACTATACCTCAGTTTATTAAAGATAATATAAAGGATGTAATACTTAGAGATAAAAAATTAATTTCTACTGGTATTGATTTTATAGATCCTTCTTATTTGTTTATCTCCTCGGTTGTTTCTATTCAATACAACCCCTCACTCACTACCCTTTCCTCGGAAGGTATCAAATCTTCAGTATTAAATGCTATCACTAATTTTTTCAACATTGAAGTAGGTCAATTTAGTAAAAATTTTTTCTACTCCAAGCTTGTAAGAAATATACTCAACACCGATAGTTCAATTTTAAATGCTATACTGACTATTAAGATACAAAAAAGAATAACACCTACATTGGGTGTAAGTAATTCCTTTTTAAATTCCAACTCTATAAAATTTAGAAACCCTATTAAACCTGGTGGTCTTACGTCTAGTTATTTTTATTTAAGCATTAATAGTGTTGTGACTTTATGTAAAATAATAGACATACCGGCTGACTCTCCCCCCTCAAATACCGGTACTGGTACTTTAAGAGTTATTAATGTAAACAATAATTCAACTGCAATTAGAAGTATTGGAAGTGTAAATTATAGTACCGGTGAGGTAGTTATAAGTAGCATTACTCCTATTTCTTACCCAACTAATATTATTGATATAAGAATTAATGCTGAAATACAAGAAAACTACTATACGTTAACCTTAGCTAAGAATGAAATATTTTTACAGGATGATACGTCTGCTGTTCTACCTGGTGGTTACCTACCTGGCACGAACGTTTCAGTATCTACCTTAATTCCATGACGACAACAAGAATCAGAGAAAAAATTTCCGGGTTGGTAAGCAGCCAACTTCCGGAATTTGTATCTAAGGATTATGAGCTGTTTGTTAGTTTTATAGAATACTATTATAAATTTTTAGAACAGGATCAGCACGCTTTTGAGGTCATTCAAAACGCTACTGACTATTCTGATATTGATAAAACAACTTCTTCCTTTATAAATTATTTCTTAAAAAATTATGCCAAAGATCTGCCTATAAGTGCAGTATCTAATCAAAAGCTCCTTATAAAGCGAATTAATGACCTTTATGCATCCAAGGGTAGTGATTTATCATTTAAGCTTTTATTTCAACTACTATATGGGGAAATTGCTAAAACTTCTCATCCATATGACTTAGTTTTAAAAGCAAGTGACGGTATATGGGAACAAAAGCTATCTATTCAAGTGTCTCTTACTTCAGGGAGTGCTTCTAATCTTGTTGGTAAGATTCTTAAAGTAATTAAGAATGGCATAACATACACCGATCAAATACTTAAGGTTAGATTTCTTGAAACCAACAAGTATGAACTTTACATACCTTATACCTCCACTACTCAATATACTATAGACGATGATGTATTTGTAGGTACTTTTCCTAATTATGATTTTTTAGGTAAAGTTTTACCAGTAACTTCGCAATTAAGTATCGTATCAGCCGGGGTTGGGTTTAAAGTAGGTCAAATCTATAATGTTATAGAGGTAGGGGGGAGCGGCACTTTAATTAAAGTACTAAAAACTCATGCTAATACCGGAGTAGCCGCATTTAAAACTATAAACTACGGTTACGGTTATGAAAGCAACACTACATTTAATTTTGAAATTTCTACCCTCTCGGGCATTTCAGCATACAATAGAAATTTTACTACGACAACCGGCGGGTTTAAAGATACGATAGATGTTGGTACTCCTCATGCTAATACTACACCTACCCGTTATTTTGAGTCAGACTATGTCCCTTCATTTGCCCTTTTTGGTGTAGATTATGTTATAGACTATTATAGTTATTTTGAAGACATTTATGTGCAGGATAGTAGTACAGTTTTAGGGTATACGTTTGATCCTTTAGTCTCAACAACATCTACAAATATCGTAACGTCTGCAACTTCTTCAGCTGATTCAGATGCTGCTGTTCTAACATTCACCATGGGTGCGTTGGCCAGGTATCCCGGTGAGTATAGATCATCCCAGGGCTTTGTGTCTGAGCCTGATGTTAGGTTGGCAGATAACCAACTATATCAACCATATGCTTATCAACTAGAAAGCAGTATCGACATTAGTGTTTTTTATGATATTGTTAAAAAACTTGTTCACCCGGCTGGTACAAAATTATTTGCCAAACGAAATTTAGAAAATTTTGCAAATATTAGATCCAATGTAAGTATTCTGACTAGAAGTAATGTTCTTCTTGAATTAAAAGACAGTTTAGATTTTGATGATGTTTTAGCATTTACTACTAGACTTTACGCAAACTCTAATATTATCATCAGTGATTTAAGTATTCTAAAATCCTCATTTAAGCTAAATGACGAACAAATAACTCTGACTGACGATCATAATTATGAAATGACCAAGCTTTTAACTGAAGAGGCTTCTTTATCTGATTCTGAAGTAAAAAATATAGGTAAGTTACTTAACGATAATACCGAACCAATAGAGAATTTATTTGTTGCAACGTATAAAACAACGGATAGTAACGTTACTACAAGTGAGAGTGCTGTAATATCTTTTAGTAAGTTAAATACGGATAGCTTTAATTTAAGCGATAGTACTAACATTACGTTTAATGTGTCTATTATAGACAGCGTAACCTTTTCTGATGTAACGGTTCTAAGCACAGGTAAGCTTTTAACTAGTAACGTTACACCCACCGATAATCTAAATTATAATGCTAGTAAGTTACTAAGTACAGATATAAACACCAGCGAAATTATAATTAAACAAGTTTCTTTTAATCTGTCCTCTAATAATGTCTCTCTATCTGATAGTATTAACCTCGCGTTTAATGCGTCTATTATAGACAGCGTAACATTCGCTGACTCGACTGCTACTAGCACAGGTAAGCTTTTAAATAGTAATGTTACACCCGTTGAAAGCACGACAGCCAGAATATCATTAACTTATAGTGATAATATTAGCACAGTAGACACACTATCAAAGAGTGTTTCCTTTGCATTATCCAATAGTATTTCATTATCAGATAATATAACAACAAACTTTTTCACTATACCTGAGAGTGTAACTGCTGTCGAGTCATCTATTGTATTGTCGTCTAATATTGCTCTAACCGATGCTGTAGCTTTAAACAATACTGCAGCTTCTTCTTTCATAACTGCTATAAATAATAACTACAGTAGGACTATTATAACCGATTCGGGTACAGTAGATTATTTAAATTATGTTATTAATTACTTCGATTACTTCGTAGACGTATACGTCTCAGAACAAACTACTTTTTAAGGAAATAAAATGGTAACAGATTCAGTAAAAATTAAAGGTAAGCTTAATGTAATTCATGTTGATAGTGAAGGGCATATTAAAGGCGAACAGGAAATAGACAATCTTGTAGTTGCTACAGGGAAAACTGTAATTGCTTCTAGACTATTAGGAAATACTACCCCGCTACCTAGCCATATGGCTATTGGAAGCTCGTCTACAGCAGCTGCAACTAGCCAAACTGCGCTACTGGGTGAGTTAGGTAGGGTAGCTTTTGATTCAACTTCACGTTCTAGTAATGTAAACACTTACATTGCCACGTTCCCTGCAGGGACTGGTACAGGAGCGGTTCAAGAAGCTGGAATATTTAATGCAGGTTCATCCGGTGATATGTTGTGCAGAACAACCTTTAGCGTGGTCAACAAAGCTGCA